AGTATTTACAACGCCAGTAATAGCAAGGAACCCTTGCCGAAGAACGGCGAGTTTAGCGGATATACCCCCTAGACCCCTAGAGAGAAAGTCCTTTAGTTCTATTAATAGTGTCGCTTTCTTCTCCGCCATTACTTTTCCTTTTCCCGCCTGACACCCTCGTTAAGGCAGAACAAGTCAAACATCTGGGCTTCCGCGTGGCTCAATTCGCCGGGAGGAAACGCTACACTTGACGGGCGAGAGCCGTATTCCTTGCCAAGTTTATGGCAAATGAAAGCCTGTTCTTGAGTGAAAAAAAAACCCCTTTGACACCGCGATATTTATTTAGCGTATGTAGCATTATCTCTTGGAACAGTTTAACCGCCATTTCCTCGTCGCGGAAGATATCCTCCGCCGTCAGCCCGTCCTCTTTACCCCGCTTGTCCCCTTTGGCTATCGGGACAAGTTGCGGCTCAACAACACCGGCCTCTATTACCCTTATCATCTGCTCCATTAGGGCCTGGGGCGAGAACGGGCTTTTATTAGTCTTGCGCTCGCTCTTGAACGACGTAAATATCTGCGGCATTTTGTCTGCGGGGAAGTCTATTAACGGGTTAATCTTCCGTATGGTAAACTTCATCCCGCAGACCTTGATAACCTTATGCCCCTGACACTTCTCTTTAAGGTTCATCTAAAATGCCTCCGTATTATATCGCCGCCGTGTTGATGACAGTAAACCGCACATCGTAGCCGGTAGAGGTCATCGGGTTGTCAACAAGGACATCAAACTCAATGTCGCTGATGTTGATATCGCCGGGGCCTTTAAGTTCAAAGTCCGGGGTGCGATACTTCACCTTCGGCATGGCAATCGTCAGTTGGTTGAAGTTGCTGGACGATATGCTCTCGCCGGTAAACACAAGCGACACCGCGCCGCCCGCATCGTTGGTAAACCTCGTCCACGCCGTGGTGGTATCAATCCGCTGGGTTATCTTGAAAGACACCTCGCGGCGGGTAGCCGGGAGAGCCACTATCGTATTCTGACCAAGTGCGCGGGCATCCTTATCTGATTTTAGTCCGTTGTCTATCGTAAGTTCAAAGCCCGTTATCTTTTCAGCCGCGCCCGTGAAGTTATACACGCCCTGAACGTAAGTCCAGGGGATATAAGAGGTCAGGGTCAACGCGGCGGATACATCGTTGGAGAGCGTGGTGCTATCTTGGAATATGTAATCAGCCGACACGCGGAGGGGTTCGCCCACGTTGGCGGTAAGCTTTAGCGAATTAACCCTGCCGCCCGAATACTGCCATACGGAGGTGGACGTTTCACCCCCCTTGCGGACGTTGAAACATACCGAGGGGATAGTGTCCCCGAAGTTGCCAGCGTTTATAACGTGCTGATACACGCCAGTTGACGGCTGGGTTGAAGTAACCGCGCCGCCAAGTGCCGAGGCGAATATAAGCGTACTCTCTATTGGGTGTCCATACATCTCAATCGTGCCAGCCACTTCCTTATCCAACATAACACGGCGGCTTTGCCCCCGGTTCGTGGAAAGGCTGTCAATCTTCATCGTCTGTATCGTGGTCTTAAACGAACAGGACAGGGCCTCTATCGCCGTGGTGCAAGTGGCATACGTCCCGAAAGTCGTTTCCCTCGCTACCGCGATATAAGACCTAACCGAAGCGTGCGCTCCATCACCTATTGCCATATTAATTCCTCCCGCATCTTATTGAAATTGGCTTCCGCGTTGCGAAAGGCCGTATTTGTATTTACCAATACTTCGTACATCTTCTTTACTGTCCCGCGCACGCGCTTGTCAGTCGTTAAGCGGGAAAGAGCCATATCTGCCGTGGCTTGTCGGGGTATGCTTAAAATACCCCTGCCCGATAGGTTCACTACCGGCAGTTTAAATGTTTCAACGTACTGTTTTAGCCATTGTGCTGAAAATACCAAGTTCTCGCTGGATAGGACAATATCGCCGTTGATATCCATCATAACCCGATGGGCCATATAAAAGAGTTTCGGTTTAGGGTTGTCCCATGCGTAGTAATTCCCGTCGGGCCGCCAAGAGTAATCATATCCTATCAGGAATATGCGCTGATACCCGGAGAAATTGGCCCGCACGTTATCATCGCAACCCGTCATAAACACTACCATAGCGTTTGATACGTTGGATGAAGCCGGGATAACGCGCATATCGCTACCGAATAAATGGGTAAAGTGCCTCTCGGTTCCAAGGGCATCTTTATTCATGTAAAAACAAATCGGCCCTTTCCATTTACTTGTCCATTCGGGGTTAGCGTAAACTGTTGAAATCAGTTTAACGCCCTCGGTATGGTCAAGGTAGGGCTTGAGCCATTTCTCATAGGAGATAGCCGCATCAGCAAGTTCTACAAAGTCGGCCTTTATCCCATGCTCTATCAGTTTGCCGAAGCCCTTATCGCAAGTCAGGATATCAAACCTGTCCCGATACTTCTTGATAACGTCTATCTGGCTTTCAAGGCTCTCGCCCATAGCCACACAAAGCAACGTCCTACCCAGCCCGATATTGGCAAACGCGGAGGCCGGTATCCTCGGCAACTTGGCATTTATCTCGGCGTGCTTTAGCCAAGTCGGGCCATAGTGCGACCATACCTGCCTACTTTGATTTCTAACCTCTTTATATCCTAGTGCCATTTCATGCCCCTTTAGCGGAAATGATACTTCGCCTTTAGTTTAACCGATACGCCCTTAATCCATATCCCGTTATTCTCAAACGGGCCTATGAAATCCGTTGTTTCAGGATTGCACCATAAGCAAGTGCCGTTTAAAGTTACGTTAGCCCGGATTACCGCCTCAATGTTGCGGGCCAGGTTGTAAACATCTTCCATGAGCGTTTCGTTCGGGCTATACATACCCTCTTTACGATAGAGGGCCACCACGTTATAAGTAACCTCGGCCTGTTTATAGTTGCCCGTCCCGCCGGTTACGCCCATCGTTACAAATTCTTCCGTCTTGTCCTCGGCCCTGACGAATATACAGGGATACTCATACGCCTTGATTGACTTGGTTTCAATATCCCCGGCGAATATACCGGCATCGGGTATCCTGGAGGTCATAGAGGCCGACAGGTCAGGGCTTGCCGTGGTGGTATTCGCCGCCGCGAATATCCCGCGTATCGTTGAAAGATGGTCTTTATAATCTATCGGCATATTACGCGGATATTAACTTATCTAAAATTATTTGCGCCATTACGTCCTTGCCCTTGCCTGAAATCCACATGAACGGGCGGGCGGGGATATTCTTTTCCTTGTTGCCCCTGTCATGCGCTCCCGATTTGGTATCGTTGGAAAATACCTCAATAGCCGTGGCAGACTTCCTGCGCCAGTTGCTCGGTAGGAAAGACCGCTTCAACATACCAGTCATCTGTAATATCTTGTTGGTGGGGTTGTATTGCCCCTTGGTTGTGCCTTTGGGTGCTTTGTATAGCCCTAGCGCGATAAGCAGGTATCTCTCGTCCGTGGCCTGTTTACGGGGCTTCCACGGGGCAGTAGGCCCTTGCTCATCTTCAAAGTGTCTTTTAATATCGGCAATACCGGCGGTTCCGTAGGCAACGGATAGAATACGGGTCATGTCCTTGGCCTTATTAAGAATTGAGCCAAGGAACGCCCGCCATTCCTTATCGTCAAATTTAAAATCCGATTTAGCCATTATCTCTTGTCGGTAATATCGCTTATCTGGTCAGGGTCGGCACCCCACGCCGCCTCATCGTCAAGGTCAAATATCGGGGTGTATTTCTCGGTGCTGGACTTATACCGCCCCGTTGTGTCCTGGGCCAATATTGAGCCGTCGGTCATGGTAAGCGGCAACTTGCCGTCCCTAATTTGTTCCAGCATTGACATCGCATCTTTATACGCCGGGAGGTATTCGTTCTTCCTTTGCCCGTCCTGGACGTAAGAGCCGCGTATGGTGTAGTAAGAAGCCAAGTCCTCGCTGATAGTCCTGATTATCGGCGGAACGACGGCAAAAGGGAGAGCGTAGCGGTTCGCTACATACGAATTAACCACGCCCTCGGCCCTTGTGATATGGGCCGAAATTATCGCAACGCCAACAGTATCAGAGGTGCTATTGCCCTGTAATATATAGGGTAGCAACTGCGGAAAACTAGATGATGTCGCGTAATTTCCCATATTTGCCTCGGACTTGCTTTAGTCTATGACGGGTATCTTTTCTGCCTTGAGCCGCTTTATATACATCTTGTCATTAGCGTTCTTCAACTTAAACGTCCTAACGTGCCTGCGAATGGTAGAGGTCATCTTCTTGTAGACCTTTATCAGTTCGTAACCGCCGTCCACCATGCGGAGGAAGTAACGCGGCTCGCCGTAATCGGCGAACACTTCCGCGCCCGTTTTCTTGTCCTTGCGGGTCTTACAATCGGGCAATTCCTCGGCGCAAGTAAACGGCTTCATACCGCTTTCAACCACTTTCGCCGGGCGGCCCGGCTTCTTCTTCTCAATCACTTCGTTCTCTTCCATGTTATATGCCTCCTGTTATTGGCGGGGAGGGCTAGACAGGGGCTAACTAACCCTCCCCGCTTTTAGACTACTCGCTTACAGACAGTTCACAATCAGGTAGCCGCAATCGCTCGCGACAGCCTTGTGGATGAACTTGGACGACACCTCAATCATATCGCCGTCCCTCTCCTCAACGCGCCACTTCTTCACCTCGTAGGGCGTAGGCCCCTTGACCATCGTATAGAGGGCCGAGGGCTTCTTGAGGCCGGGGGAACGCTCAACATAACCTACCCAGGTGTTGTCGGTCATCACGTAGCCCATAGAGGGCGTGCCGCCCTCAAGAGCCGTGTTGCTGATAGCCGAGGAAACCAGCACCTTGTTAATGTTGAACACTTTGGCAAGCATCGCCTCGGTTATGCTATCAGCCGAGGTGTACTTCACCTTGTCCGTTATGTTGACGTTCTCCTTGACGGCCTGGAACACATGGAACGGCATCACGACAGTATTGGGGCGCAGACCCGTATTGGACACAATGGACGTGGTCGCGCTGTCT